CCCACCCCTATAATCTGGGTGGGAGTAAATAAATAGGTCACTGGCAAACCGGACATCCATAAATGGGTGGTCTGCAGCTTCGCCAATAAACACGGAAACGAGTTTAGTGCCTTGAAACACGCCTTTAGCAAAAACAGCTTCCGCAGAGAGTATCTCCGATAGAATAAACCGCGCTCGCGGCTCGTGCATACGGAAGCCTGCAAAGCCTGTCTCGGCAGACATGATATGGCCCAGCTCTATAAGCTGATCTACATCAAGAGGTGTGAGGTCTCGAATCATCAGTTACCTCCGATCAATACGTCTGGCACTAAAGCTAGGAGGTTCATCGGCAACGGATCTCGCTGTTGCACGATAACGTAGCCATCTTTATTCCAGCTTGGTGACATTGTAACACCTTTGTCTCCGGTGACCCACTCGGGAGGCTGGCCGTATTGAGAAGGAAGTCCGTATTTAATTTCGCGCATATGGTCCCGGTCGGGTCCGTACCATCCGCCTAGTGTATCCGCAAACCTCAAACTAAGGCGACTAATCTTCTTATCCCTGCCTTGTATGGTGTCGCCGACGTTGCCGTTGTCTATGCGAAGAGACTGGATCTCCGACGTGTAGGGTAGACCGATATGCACCCTGCTCGCGGCGCTAGGAAGCGTCACAGAGCCATTTGCTATAGTAAGGTCGCGTATGACATAGCCGTTAGCTAGAGCGACCACTGTCTGGCCTTCTAAGTGCCATAAGCCGCCTAGTGTGGTCACAGCTTTACGAACTTCGCCGCTTGAGCTGTAAACCTTAAAGGCAGTGCTGTTGACGTCGACGCCGTTGTTCTGAAGTTGGAATGTGTGGGTCGTAGCCCCGGCTACGGTATAGCCGGTCCCCTCAAGCTCAGTGTCGTATGACCACCCGCGAGTAGCAGAGCTGTCCACAACCTTAATACCCGTTATGTCAACAACATCTCCGTTGCTAAACCCGTGAGAAGGTGCGGTGATGACAACCGGATTTGCATTGGTAAAGCCCGTAATTGTTACCGGGTTGTCTAGCGTCAAACCGCTGTCCACAAAGTAGCTGTCTTGCACATCCGATATGTCGCGGCTCCGCATACGCTCAACATATTTAACAGTAGCACCCCCGATAATGCGATCTACGACGTAATAAGTGAAGTCGTCGTCTCCCTCTCGAATAGCGGCAGCAGATCTAAAGTCGCCCTTAGTAGTATGGCGGTGCCACCCAAATACGTTTTGTTCCCGAGAGTACGTCATGCCAAGGAGCACGCCGTCACCCCGCACACACCAGATTATGCTGTGTGGTGCCTGAGCGTATGTCCAGTCTACAATGGTGTCGTTGTCGAACAAGTGGCGAGCCAACACCGACAGATCGTTACCGGCGTAACTGTCGCTCTCAAACTTATATCCTAGATCGCGGACGGCCTGACCCGGCTGCATATAAATAACAATGTCCCCAGCCACGATGGGGGTTAGACTTGTGGAGCCGTAGTATGACTGCGGCTTAATCTGAATACCGGCAGGGGTAATAACGCCGTCTACGCCCTGAACCAGCCACTCACCACCCGACGTTAAGATTACAAGATCTGACAAAGAAACGTAGTGGCGTATCTCATTGACTTGCCTGCTGGCCAAAGTAACGGTGATCGCGTCGTCGTCTCGCGTTGGGCTGGAGACTGCGAGGTTAGTAAAATGCGCCGTCTGCGTCATCCACACACGCTGTGTGTAGGTGTCGCTGTTACCAAAAAGTTTACGCTGTTGGTGATAGCCTGCCGTAGACGGAAAATTACCGGACCCCACAAAAGGGTTTCGTGTGCGGGGTGGAGTGTCGTTTACTTCTGGGCCAATATTTACGTCAGTAAAATCAGTCAATTCAGTGCGGCCAATAAAACCAAAAAGGCCGTTATCTTCTCGGTATACGGTGTAGCTCTCCGCATTAGCTGCTGCAGTCCACGCTATTGTGTTATCTGGATTGGCGTGACCGTTTGTGATTTTAACAAACATCGGAAACACGCTGCCCCCGGACGAGTAAGTTGTGTAGTTAGTAGTATTGATTTGAGCCCCGGCGTTGTCAGTAAGCTCAAACGTAGTAGTGCCCTTGTTAGAAACTTTAAACACTTGTCCGTTAACCTCGGTCATCCCCACTACGCCGCTGATATACACGTCGTCGCCATTTAAAAGACCATGAGATCCTGACGTCGTAACCACACCCGGATCTGCTTTTGTTATAGCGGTAATACCACCGCCTACTGCCGGGGCGGTGCCGCGAAGGCTCTCTTCCCCGCTGTCAATATTGGTTGCGGTCACAACGTAGCGGTATGTCGTCGAACCGCCGCTGTTTACCGTGATCCCTAACCCTGTAGGAAAGGCTTGGTCAGGTTGAAAATCTATCTCCGTGATAGTCCACACATCGTGATCTGTGCGGGCAATATCACGGGGTGCGTAGTCTGGATGCGTAACCGTTAACACGTCCGCTGATTGGACATACTGCAGATCAAAGATGTCGGCGGCGGTGTAGGGCGTGGTCAACTCAAAGACCTTCTGCGCGGTTCCTGCAGATCCGTAAGTTGTAAAAGCAGTGCTATTTATGTTTGCTCCTGCGTAATCAGTTAGGGCGAAGGTGTTCGTCGTGACACTAGCGGCGCGTAGAAACCTACCGTTAAGCTCTGTCATACCAACGATGCCGCTAATGTAGACGTCATCGCCGTTGCTAAAGCCGTGACTGCTTGACGTGACTACCGCAGGGTCTGCCTTAGTGACACCGGATATGACCTTCGCGCTTCCGGTCAGTACCTGACCGCCGTCTTTATAGACACGCATGTACAGGTTACCGAACTCTAAAATGTAAGTCTGACTGGTGTTGAACTCAAACGGTATTAAACGAACGGCAGTAGATGGTGTCTTAGCTGGGGCAACGTACTCCAAGCCGGGTCGGTTAGTCAGACCTCCATGTACTTGCACAAAGAAATTTTCAGCCTTGTAGACAGAGGACTTGTACTTGTCGATATCAACACGAGCCGCAATAGCATCGCTGACCTCACCCCCTGACAAATTTGCCTGAATAACTTTTGTCATTAAACCCTAGCCCTAATCCAATCTGCATCCGGTATTGCGGGCTCAATACCTTCATTAGAGTCACTAGCCCATGCGTTGTTAATCACGGCTCGCGCTTGCTGAAACAAGAAATCAGCAATACCGCTGTCGCCTGTCAGCGGCATAGCCATGCGCGCACCAAGGACATAGGAAAACGCCATAACAAACTCCGGGTCGTAGTCTGCGGTATCTTCAGCTCGGAAGGTGTAAAATATTTGTGGGGCTTCTTCGTTACTTAACATGACGCGAGTGCTGTCAGCGTTGCGAGCTACCTCGAACTTGATCTTCGGCTGGTCGTCCCCTAATGGATTGACGATGCCGAGGAGCTTAATGCAGTCCGTAGGATAGGTGTACATATACGTCCAGTTGCCGGGTACGGTTCCAGCTAGAGCGGCAGGCGACGTGTACTTAGTCGCAAACACCCAAGGATGCTGGCGCAACAGAGCGTCCCTCGTGTCGTCATAAAGCAGGTTGACCTGCTCGGCCTCTGGCGTTGCCTCGGTAATGTCGCTTATATCGTAGCGATCACCGACGTGCTGCAGCGCCAGCTTGGCAATTTGTACCTTGCTGGCCATCTAAGCCTACTCCTCGGACTTAACGGAAACGCGGCGAGCAGGCTTTTCAACTTTCTCTTCAACGACCTCGATGCCGAGAGTGGGGAGGACTACATCATCGCTGATGTCATACTCGATACCTGTGCGGTAGCGCCGGTTGTTGTCGAAAAAGTCGGTGTGAAAAATAACTTTAGGCATAGGTCAATCCTCTTAATAGAGAATGGTGGGGGCGACTAAGCCCCCACCAAACAACTTAGTTGACCGCGTCAGGCAGAGCAGTCCAACCGACCGGATCGTAGGTCAGGAAGGCATTGATCTTACCAGCAGTCACGGCAGCAGTACCAGTCGTGGTAAGGATGCCGAGGTAACGCTCGTAGGTCTGGATAGGCAGAGCCACGACTACAACTGTGTAGCCAGCAACGAGAGTTGCTTTACCGATTGCACCGGACGAGTAGTGAACCGTGGCGCTGCCGTCAACTGCAATAGCAGCCTGAGCGTCGGACGCGAGTTTGAAGTCAACAGTGGCAGAACCAGCAGACGTTACCGCAG